CCACCATTCCGATATTCCCACCACTCGAGTCGTTTCCAGACCGTCGGTCTGTCTCGCCAAGACAAGTCCTTAGACGTCTCTGGCAACCCGCTGCGGTCAGGCACCCGCATGGTGGCATTAAGCATCTCGACGGCCAATCTCCGCCCATATATGAGGGGCATGCCACGGGATATCAGCTCCCAGCAATTGTCAGATACTGATTGAATAGCGCTGTCATACCAGATGTATACATCCTTGTACCAATTACCAGAACTCAACTGCGAGAGAGCTGCGAAGAGCGGGCGAGACGGAGTCTTATCTGGTATGGCCATACGCTGCAGAAACTCGTGGATCACAGTGGAAGTCATCTGCTTAGCTGGCTTCAACTCGAAATTCATCAACTTATGCATACCAAGATAGATGGCAGCAGAGACCCAGTCGTTCATGAGAGTGTCTTCGTCATCGCCTGTATAATTCGGGGATTTCAGCTGTGCATCAGGATCGACGTGCTGCGTATACGACAGTGCCATGCGCGAATACACTCCGTGTAGTGCAGTATTGTCGCGGGCAGTGTCTCGGTCCCCGGAGAACAGGCCTCCATAGATCCGCCACACATCAGTGGGTCCTCCTTCGACCCAGGCATTCTGATGAGCACGTGCAGCCCAGACAGCACACTGGACCTTGTCTGCCCTGCACCTGAGTCCTCGAGCTGCTTGGGCCCAAGCAGCTGCCAACTGCCAATTGAAGAGGGCTAGCGTATCCAGCTCATGCTCCGTATTGTAGTCCGAGTAGTCCAAGGAGACCCAGACGTTGCCAGGGCTCCTGCGCTCACCAGCAGACATCCACTCAACCACATCCGCGGGAGTCTGTTTGGCCTTGATGCCCCACATTGCCATATGCTTCTCTAGATGAACAGACGCATAACTGGAAATCAAAAATGATTCGTCAGCTACTGCGTACAGTGCGCGGCTCTTCCCACCAGGCTCGTGCTTAGTTGATGCTCGGGCTAGATATATAGGCGGGTAGTAAGTCATCAGCTTACGCATGTGATCATGGGGAAGTGCCTCGAATACAGTCTTCTTATTGGGACGAGCGCCGGTCATAAGCCTGTCGTCCACCTGCTTGACTGCGTTGAGGAGGGTACGATTGGAAGAAGATCCACCTGGAGCCCATGCGTAGCGGGATTCCCACCATTCTTGAGCAGTGTCCAAGCGAGCAGAGCCCACCGCGGAGGCGACCATTTCGCGGGCTAGCGATCGAGTGGTAGCCCGTAGATCCTCTTCCCATACCTTGCGGGACAACTTGCCACTGGATGTCATTCCGAAGTGATAGGGGATATTGATGGTGCGACGCTCCTCCTCAGCAATCCAATCCGCATCAAGTTTACTGCGATGCGTGCAGGTGAATATCTTCCTGAGCATAAGTACCTCCTCAGGGGGGATGGTCCTGTCGTCGATAAGGATTGGACACCGCCGCAGCGCAACCAGCCATGACGCGTAGTGCTCTCGCCATACTGCTAATGGAACACGGTGCATACCCCATATTCCCACCATTAATGTGCGCAACCGCGGGTCAACTGAATTGATACCTAGTATCATGGCCGCGACACTCCACTCCGGATAGCCAGCATTGGTGCCCATCAGGACTCGCTCCCAGGAGTTCGGAGGGCGAGCTAGCACTTCATAGACAGTGGTGACCGTGAGCTGAATAATGCTGCCCGTTCCCGAGTCCCCTTTAATGAAGAGCTCCTTCATGTAGGTTGGACCCATAGCCCCACCATAGTGCTCTGTGTCATAGAAACCACCACTCTCAGGAGACGGTGGCGCTCCCAGAGCACACCCAGCAGCCAGATAATCCTCATACCCTGCAGCAATGGACATAAAAAGGGTTTTAAGAGTCCCCCTCCAGGGGGAGGGGGCCAGATGGCCCCGTATAGATTCTAAACTTCTTATGTATCGTCCTGTTCCTTGAATACCAGGCGGTGTATTTCCTGGGCATCTGAAGGTGGAGCATTGGAGCTCTGCCTCTTGGGTGTGGGGGTTCGTGATTGTTTGCCATGTGACTGGCTGGTGGTGGTTGTGGTTGGAGACGCGGTCGATGAAGCTGGTGGTGGCATGGGCGGCAACATGGGCGTGATGTCTGTATGCAAGCCAAAATCCGCCGTCTGTGTGCCAGAGCCGGCTATATCAGCAATTGCTTCCTGTTCCTCCAACACAGTCGTGCCGGCAGGCGTCACAACGTGCTTGTCTGCCTCAGGAGCCGCTGTCACTGAGCTCACAGTGATATGGGGGTCCAACTCTTCCGTAATGAGCTCAACCCTTGCGTGCATTGCTTCACCACGTGCATTGAAAGAGATCTGTTCGACAGAGCCATCCTGACGTACCAGGTAGCCATCGACTTCTACATCCCCTCCCTCAATTTTAGATCTGGCGCGGGCCTGGGCGACAGTGTTGAGAGTATCCCATGACACTGCTACTTTGACTGGGCGTCTGTCCAGTCGCTGGTCAGCGGGTGCATGCTTGGCCATATCCTCCAGGGATCTGCCACGTACTCTGGCCGTGACAGAGCCTATAGTGGTGGCGAGATCCATCGGGTCAGGAGGATCCGATTCCTTCTGTTCTTCGTCTCCGTCTGTGCCTGGTACCTCGGAACTCTGACGCAACCAGGCTGGTGCATAACCAAGAATCGCGATCACCATCTCGTCATCGATCTGCTCATCCACATAAGACGTCTTGATCATGTCTTCAGTATCAGAGGAGATAGCGTCAGATGGTGCATCTGGGGCAGCCAGCTTACGCTCTATGACAGGGTCAGCGGTCCATTTGTCACCAGAGCGCTTGCCTGCACTACCAATGAGCTCCTTCGCGGCTATCCCACGGCCTAAGGCCTTAGCAATAGATCCATCGTCAACCGATAGCGCTGCATTCTTTACTGCATGACGAGTGGTATAATCTTCCAATTCGACCCTAGTCATTGCACTGCATGCACGGAGGGCCCTGGCACGGGAGGACATCCTGCCAGCTTCAACTGCCCAGACATGTGCCGCACTCAAGGAGTGTGCACACGGAACTGCCGCCTTGTAGGCAGCGGCCAGGCAAGTGGCTACGTTGGCACGAGATCCATTCGGCACTGCTTTTAGCATCTCAATGGGATCTGTGATCTGCATCCCGTCCAGGGCGGCGCGCATACGACCTTCCCTATCGCGATCCTCCCAGGGAGTCGAGAGCGTGGTGCGCCGTTGCAATCCCAGGGTGAGACTCTCTAGCCAGTCTGTCGACTGACCAGCATCATGTAGAGCAGCCCTCGCCGTCTCAACCCTGAGCTTGAGCGAGTGCGGCAACGCCGCAGTCGTGGTGTCTGGCCCCATAGTGGTCGTGAGAGCAGGGGGCACATCATCAGTAGGAGCATTTGGGTCACGTGGAGGATCACTCGCCCGTGTGGAGTAATCGGGCGGAGTACCAGGGGGCTCAGGAGGTGGCTGGCTAGGTGGTGGAGGTGGCGGTCCGGACGGACCTCCACCCGCATTAGGGCCTGCCTTCCAATCAGCGTCGAGCTGATAATCGCTCGGAACAGTTGGCCGACTGAGGTACCACTTCGCCCTCGACATGCCAATAGGTCCAGTTGTGGCCAGCAGTGTTGCCCCAACCGAAGTGAGCTTGAACACCATCTCAGCATGGACATAGTCCTTAGTATATGGAGCAGCGAATTGCCAATCGCTGGCAGCACCACGATAACTCTTGATGATGGTCACAGGGTATGTGGCGGTGGTACCGCCTCGAGCATCTTTGATGACCCAGCCAGCGACCAGGCCTCCAGAGTATAGCAGACCCTGAAATGCCTCTTCGACACAGCGTGCCGAACTAATCACATCGGGAGCATACCACACGTTGACCATCGGCATTGACGTCGCACGCAACGGCTGAATGAGCCCAGCCAATGCACAGCAGCGTGGGATAGAGCTGCAGACATTGGCAACCTCCTCCCACTGGTAGGCATCGTCCTGCAACGACCACCACGACGCTAGATCCCGCCTGTGGGCAAATGCCGGGGTAAGCGAAAGCAGAATGGCCCCCAACGTCCCAGTGCATCCCAAGTTCTGGAGCACGCGCTGAGCGTTGAACATCGAGCCAGTTGCATGCGATGCGAGCTTGAATTCCCGGAATACCCGATCACGCTCGGTATCAGCCCCCGAGAGCAGCCCGACATATGGGAGCCCACTGCGGTAGGCCCACGTACGCACTCCCAGCCCCATCAGCACTCCGAGGAGGGCACCACGCAAGAACAAGTCCTCTTCGCGCGGCGGATCGACCAACATGCCCTCATCACGCCATTTAACATAGCTAACACCAATAGGCATCAAAATGGTTGACGAGAGATCGGACACTGGAAGAGCCATGCCAAACCGCTTAGTTTGGTATACAGGACTAAGATCCTTGTGCGTGGAGCACCAGAGAGTAGAGAGCGTAGCAATGTAGTCATTCAATAGCTGCATACAACCATGCTGACCGCACCAAAGTGAGGCAGCAGACCAAACCAGCTCTGGAGTGATGTCTCCCACGCCGATTGTGGTCGTGACCTGTGGACCAATGTAGTACACGTGAGGCAAAGCGATAGTTGGCCAGACAGTAGCCACAGATGGCAGCGGCAGATTGCCCGTGACTCTGAATGCAGGGTCACCCGACAGCGCCAGTTGCAACACCCCGAGCAATGGGGTCACCTCTGAAGGAAACCCCTCGTAGGCAACACAAACTGGGTTCTCACTACCAGACCAGTTATCGAGCACAGCTCCATAAGCGGTCACTGAGTTCAGCCAGGTGATGGTCGGCAGATTGAGTTGCGAGCTGGTCAGCGTCTCCTTATTGGCCTTTGCCCAGGCTGAAGCAAGGTACAGCGATGCCAGGCGCCACACATATCGTTCAGGATTATAGGGCTTGGCAACGAGTGAACGGATTCGAGCACGTGCGTTTGGACCAATATACTCATTGGGCTGCTGGTTTGGGAATAGAGCCTTGATAGACGTAGTAGCAGTAGCTACATTCTTGTCGACCACATCAGCAGCAAGGGGAGCGGAAACTGGAGCCATAATGATCCTCATAGGATCGTGAGACGGAGCGGTAAAGAAGCCAATTTCCGCTTGTGACGGCACGTGTGCACGGCCGACCACAGTGGAAGATTGGCCATTTTCCGGATCGTGTCTGATGATCTCGTAAGCGAGATCAACACGGCCGACAGCGATTCTTCCACGGGAATCAGGGGGGAGAAAGGGGAGTTGGAGGGAGAGCTGTTGGCGCAGATTGTCGCGGGAGTACGTTGCCAGGTTGGCGTAATCCGTCTTGACGAGCGCGGGAAACTCAGCGAGCGTTAAGCCCGTTGAGTGCTCAGGGATATGGGAATCGTAGAAAAGGTTCTGGGACATGATGTTTTTGAGGCGGTGAGTTTTAAGTGAGGGAGTTTTAGGGCGTTTTTAGAGCGTTTTTCAACAAAAGGTGGGGCGGCAGATCTTGATCTGCGA